AGCCATGCCGTTAGCATGACGTTCCACGACATCAAGTGCAGCGATAGAGCGCGGATCGGTCATCAAATGCTGCACCTGTCGGGCGCACCAAACCGCGTAAAGTCGCCATACGCGCGCATGATCCGGCTCGCACCGGCAGCACCACAGCGCATCATCGAGGCCGTTGCTGGCCACAATGACGGAAAATGGCAGTGGTTCGTCATCGCCCGCAGTTTTCCCGAGGGTGGAGAGCAGCTTCGTCCACCCCTCCTTGCATGGTGATTTTGCGCGGATTTTGTTGAGTGTCGTGGTGATTGTCATGTTGCGTTCCTCAATCGTGTGAAAATTTGGGCGGATCTGAAAACTATCCGGCCCCTATGCCTGATTCGCCCAGCCTTCGGCCAGCCGAGCGAGCGCGCCATCCACTTCTTTGTCGCACTTCCACCCGGCCTCATTGGCATCAATGGCCGCCAAGCACGGATGCGAGCAACGTCCGGATTCCAGTATCTCGGACCCACGCTTGAGCCACCACCCGCCGCTCACCAGCACCTTAGCGACGACGCCCGATGCGAATTTCTTCGTAGCGGAATCGACACCGACTTTGTAGCCGGACCCCGCCAGCGCCTCGCGTGTTTTTTCGTCAAACTTCGCCATCACACATCCCCCTCAATAATGCAGCGCCGACCGCGCCCAACCGTCCGGCATCGTGCGCAGCGCCGGCCGGCTATTCGCGCAGTCCGGCAAATACTCGTCATTCCAGGCCGGGCCATCCACGCCGATCCTGCAAGCCCCGTCGCACACGGCGCCCGCCTCATGGGACCACCACGACGCGACGACAGGCAGACGCTCCAGGCGCAGCCACACCGAGCGCCCGTCCATTTCGGTATATTCCAGGCACACGCCGTTAGATGTGGCGGATATTTTCGTCGTTTGCATTGTGGTGATCCCCTCTAACAGCCCCGCACCATCGCAGGACAGGAAGCCCGCCCAGGTTGCCCCAGGCGGAAAACCCGACCCGCGCCGCTAGGCGTAGACGCCCTTGAGCTTCGCCATTTCGGTGGCCAGATGCCACAGCGCACGATTGATTTTGACATCCTGGTCGATAGCGCCGACCTCGCGCGACGTGGTGCGACGCTGTTTCCCGTGCGCATCGCGCCCCCACGCGGTTTGCCCGCCCTTGATTGCGTTCTCCTGCAAGACATTATTGATCGTCCAGAGATCCGACCCGCGATCATCCGCCCGCCGCGCGTGCAGCAGTTGGGCCGGTTGAATCGGTGTCGTGATTTTGCCCTCGGCATCGGCGAACCGAATCATGTGCGCCGACTCTGCCATGATCATGGACTCCTCACGCGACAGCGTGACCCCAGCCCAGGACTCGGCCACGTCCAGCGCCCGGGTGGACTCGTCCAGCACCGTGAAACTGCCCTCGATCACCTGCCCCATTACATCGCCCTTGTGTGGCACCCGCACCGACGCAAATTCCTTGTCCGCCACGAGCATACCGTTGAGACACACCAGCCGCATCAGGCCCGCAGACACCTGATACGCCGACGTGCCGTCATGCGAATTGATAAGCACGACCTCGGGATACAGCGCGCCCAGCGCCGGCTTGATGGCCATCTGATCGACGCGGCGGAACCGAATCAAATGCTTAGTGAACGCCGCCTTGCCGACCACCCTAGAGCCGCCCTGCTTGGCGAAAGTGGGCAAAAATCCCTCGGCCCGCATCCCCGTCAAGATCTCCGACGTGGGGATGTAGGAATATCGCGCCGACCGCGAATCATGCCGCGCTTGTGCGAAAATGGACGGCGCAATGCGCGAAAGCTGATCGTCAGACAGCGCGACAGCGCCGAGCTTGGAACCGGACCTGATAAACGACATGTGGCGAACCCCTCAAAACGATGGAAGAAAACCGACCATCAGGAAAGCCAGGGCCTAGACCCTGGCAGGCCCGACCGTCAGGCCGGCAGGCTGATCCACTGTTCATTCTGCGGCTCGCAAAAGCGGCACGTCATTCTCGAGCCGGGATTTGATGACCGCTATGAATTTTGGGTTGGCTTCGATCAGCGTGCAGTTTGCCCCGATCAGATTAGCCGCCAACCCAGCAGAGCCGGAACCTGCGAACGGGTCCAAGACATGACCGTCAACCGGGCAGGCATAGCGCAAGATTGGTTCCAAAATGGCGAGCGGCTTGGCGGTAGGATGCCCTACGCCCTGCATATGTTCGGACCTCGCATAGAGGACGCTACGCTGCAGGCGCGGACCGCCATCTTCGGAACGGTAGAGCGTCTCGCCGGTCGCTCCTATCCATTGGGCCGGACGACCCTTTTTGCGAACGGTGCGCGCCGTCGCGTCATTGGTGAATTGCGGGGCCTTGAACACGTCCGCCCATTTCACATCATCGCGGTAGAAATGGGCGGCGATCTCGTGGACGCGCCGGAAGCGGTCGTTAAAGAGGCCGGTCCCGTTGTGTTTTTCCCAGATCACATCATGGGAGAGTTTCCAGCCCGCAAATTCGGGGGCCGTCTCCATCAGCAAACGCAGGCTACCAAAAACCCACATCGACCCTGTAGGCTTAAGGACGCGCCGAATGAGCGCAGGCCAGTCCGCCACGCGCCTATCCCATTTCAGGCTGGTTTCGCCATAGGGCGGATCGGTCAGAATGCAATCGACCGATTCGTCTGGGACGGTTCCGAGCAAATCGCGCATGTCGCCTTCAAGAAGCGTTATCACGCTCACAGCACACCCCCCTCATCATCCGACCGCGCCGCGTCTGCCAAGGCGGAATTCCAGCCGGTGAGCCACTCGGCCGCCTCATCGTCAGGAAGATCGCCCGGCGCGTCTTCCGGCTCGTCGTTGGCGAAAGCCGTCTCACCGGCCGAATAGGCGATACTCAGCCGATTTTTGATCGACCAAGCCCGTTCTGCCTCGATCATCCGCGCGTTGTGCGCCTCAAATTCTGCCCGCCGCGCCTGAAATTCCGGATCGGCAGCTTCAGCCGCCAACCGTGCCGCGCGCCTGATTTTCTCGAGTCGCGTATATTCGCCCAGCGTCATACGCACAGCACTGCCCTCCCCAGCCCGACCACCACCCCGCGCGCATCCGTCCGCACGCCATCAGGCGCCAGCACCGCCAACCGGTTGAGATAGACCGACACAAAACACGACCGCGCCACCGGATCGGCCACCCCATACCCCGCCGCAGTCGCACGAGGCAGCGCACCGAGAAACCGCACGCCCAGGCACGTATCGAGCTTTGCCGCCCGCTCTGCCACGCTCACCAGCGCCACCAGTTCAGACACCGCCGACGCAGCCGCCAGCCCGCTTTGAGTGACCCCCATCACATATCCCCCCTCACGCTCGCGCCACCGTGGCGCCGCGCCACGTAAAACGACCCGCCCAAACGCCCGATGCGCCAGAACCGCAGCCCACCAACACGCCGCCACCCCATCGGAACATCCAACAGGCCAGCGCAGCAAACAGAGCCAACAGCCCCAAAACCCATAATAGCAACAGAAAGATGCAGCATGGTGTAACCCCCTCTCGATAAATGCCCGATAACCCCGAGCCGCACAATATATATGGACCCAAAGGTGAGCAGATGCAAGCCGATCAAAGGCAAATTATCCAAGGATTTTATCGGAAAAAACAGGGGTTTTTAGGGGGATTCCAGAGGGAGAGATTTTGCGACGCCTGGACGCTAAGCCCTTGATATGTGGCAATATCGACAAATCAAATTAATCGGACGAAATTAACGCATGAGTTAACCCCGATTTTTTGCCCGTGTAGCGGGGTGCCGGTTGGCCCGGTCCTGATACCCTGGCAAAAGCTTGTTCACGGATGTTCTCGGTTTATTCTCCGCAATGTTCCGGTGGATTTGCGCCGCTGGTCTCGACAATCCTCGACCGCCGCGCGCATGATCGGCCGAGCCGCAGGGCTTCACCACGCAACATTCGAAAAGAATATCGACAACCTGGCTGTTCTAATGTTGCTCGCGTTGAAACTAAATGCATGGAGCCCACGCGGTTGAGCGCAACAATCCACCAAGAACACGACGATAAAGCTAATTATCTGCATCAGCCTGCGAAACGAGGGCGCAAGCCTGCCGCGCCACTGCAACCCGGAGAGCGTGACGGCTACGACATCGACGCTTGGATTATCCGGCGCGGATTGACGAACGCCCAGGCCGCCGGGCTGCTAGGTGTCAGCAGCGACGGGATGATGGCGCGCGTGCGTGGCCACCACTATCACGGCGACCTGCTCCGCATTGTGCTGCGCATCATGGACCTGCTGGACCTACGCGACGCAGAGATACGTGCCGGAGAGATTGTCGCCGTCGCCAGGATCTCACCACGACAGCAGGCAGGCGCGCCGCTGCGTCTCGACCCACTGCCGGCGCGGCAGTCTGCCAAGCTGAAGCGTGCGATTGTGGCAGTGCGCGACGCTAACGACGTAACACGCTGATCCGACAACACGTTTCGTCGCGACTTTCCATATTGACTATTATGCGACTTTCGTTAGTTGGATAAGCCGTTGATATCTCGCGTGTTGCCATTGCGGAACGGTGCAACGATAGCGCCATTGTCAGGACGTATGACGATGCGAACTAACCGACCAATGAGTTGCTGATTTGTTCCAATGAGTTAGAGCGTGCGCAGCAGCGCGGCATGTGCCAGCACCGCCGACAACCGCCCGCCCACAGCCTGCGCCACGCGATCACGTTCCCACTCGCGTTCAGGGCCGGCCGGCCGCCGCGCGTTGAGATACCAATCTGGACGGGAGAGCGCAGCAGCGCACAGCAGGCATCGGCGGCGCGACGCAGCGACAGCAGCCGCGTGTAGCCGTGAGCCGCAGTCAACGCAGGTCGGTGGATGTGGTGCCATGCCACAGCATACCACGCGCCAGCGAGCGCAGCACCAGCGTGCGAGCGATCGAGCGTAGGCCGGGGGGAGGGGGGGGGGAGGGGGCCACCATGGTCTAGGCCGCGCGATCTAGGCCAGGGGGCCAGGGTGCCGCCGCGGCCGACCGGCTCAGGGAAATCGACCCCCGATCGCCTTCCGACCCCACCCCCGTCACAAACCCCGACTCCCGATATCCGCCAAAAATAGCTTTTCCCCCCGATATTTTTTGCTGTGGGGATCGTCTGGAATAATTCTGGTTATATTTTCTGGGGTTATTTTACCGGGAGGCCAGGGGCTTTAACCCTGCCTCGCGCGACGGTCTGCAGATCGTCATCGCGGTGCGCGCTTGAATATTCCGCGCCTCCCGTTGCGTGATTATTTTGTCTGGAATTGTGGGTTATGGAAAGGGTTGTTGTGGTGTGATAAGAGGGGTTGGGCTTGGTCAAGTGTTTTTTTAGGGAGAAGTGAGATGGCGAAGGGTTCTGGCGGTGGCGTGATTGGCGCGAGCGTTGGTGGTGTGATGCCTCCTGCGCAGAAGAGTGCGCCGAACGGTTTTGCGATTGGGAGCGGTTCGCGTCCGGGTGGTTCGAAGTTTTCGACGCCGACGAGTGCGCCGGTGAATCCGAAGACGTTGGGTCGTGATCCTGGTGGTTCGCTGAAATGACGGCTTGCTGACCTGGATGATTATTCGAAAGTGGTGATGACATGAGCAAGGGCGCGACGAAGACGAAAGCTGCTGCGGGTGGTGGTGGAGCGAAGGCGACCTCCGCAGAAGTTCGCGCCCTTGCTGGTGTGTATGGGCCTGATGCGCTTGAGCGTCTGGCGCGGTTGGGTGGTTTGCTGGACCGCGAGGGCGGCCGTGTGAAATTGACGGGTCGACCGGCGTATGAGGCGGCGCGGAGCGAGAACGCGCAGGTGACGGCGCTGAAGGAATTGCTGGACCGTGCGTATGGGAAGGCTTCTCAGCCGATGGAGCATTCTGCGGACGAGGGTTTGGAGGAGATGCTGGATCGGATTTCGCGGCTGTGAGCGGGATCGCCCGCGTCCGCATCGGCCGTGTCACCATGAAGAACGGCGGCGCCGATGTGCGCGTTCTGCTTCCCGCGTCGCACGGAAAGATTATCGCCCGAGCGCGAGAATTGATTTCTCGCGTGCTTCAGGATCCCGAGCGTCCATCGGCCTTCATCGGCATATTTTTCTGGCGCGACGACAAAGAACCCTGGCGTCCGTCATTCAGCCTTGGTTGGGATACCGAAGATCCTAACCTGCCGCTGGCCCGGCTTTTCCGGGTTGCTGCTTCCGAGATCGAGGCGATGGGCGCTGCGGTGAAGGCCGAGGATCGCGTGATGCGGAAGCTGGGTTATGTGACGGGCGATGAGCCGGATGCAGCGTCATGAGTGCTTCGTTTTTCACGGAGGACGCTGACACACAGAAAGCGCGTGATGCTTCGATGCGGCGGCTGTTGGGGAATTACCCGCTGTTCGCCGCGCAATGCCTGAAGATCAAGACGAAGGCTGGCACGATTGTGCCGTTTGATTTCAATCTGGCGCAAGCCTACCTGCATGGCCGATTGGAGGAACAGAAGGCGCGGACTGGCAGGGTTCGTGCGATCCTGGGCAAAGGCCGGCAGTCCGGCGGCAGCACCTACATTGGCGGCAGGTTCTACCACGCCACGTCGACGCGGCGCGGCGTGAACACGTTCATCCTGACGCATGAGCAGCCGGCGACGGACAACCTGTTTGGGATGGTGGAGCGGTTTCACAAACATAACCCGCTGCGGGTGTCGACGGCGAAGTCGAACGCGAAGGAATTATATTTCGACAAGCTCGACAGCGGGTATGCGGTTGGAACCGCGGGCACCAAGGCGATCGGCCGGTCCCGCACGATCCAACGGCTGCATGGATGCCTATCTCCCGACACTCCGATTGTTCATCCCCTGACGGGATCTCTTGTTCCAATGGGCGCGCATCGAGTTGGTGATTTGGTCCGCACCCACACAGGCGCGATCGCAAAGATCAGCTTCATCAGCCGCCAGATGAAAGCCGCCCGCCGCGTTGTTCTGAAGAATGTCAGAGCATTCCCTTTGATTGGAACTGACATTCACCGCTTTTGGAGTCCGCAAGGATGGCGCAATCTTGGAGAATTTCTCCCCGGCGATGTATTGGGCTACCCAGTATCAACGATTTCCGATTCTGGAATTGAGTGGAAGTTCCGCGTTCCTGATATCGCACGACCTCAAGGCGGCGGAACACGACAAACCGGACCAGATCATGTCTCCCCAAATTATGATATAGGCCGTGTCCTCGGCCTATATCTGGCAGAAGGAAGCATCAAGCGTCAGTGGAAATCGGGCGTTCTGTCTGGCGTGACATTCACGGTTCATGAGCGCGAGGTCGACCGGACGATTGAGTGGCTGAAGCCGCTGTCAGGTCTGTTTCGCACCCCTCCCCATGTTGAACCTCGCAGCGATAGCAAGACGGTCAATATCGTCATTTCCAGCAAATCGTTTGCCGCGTTTGTGCTGGTTCAGTGCGGTTGCCTTGATGAGAAGCGCCTGCCCGCCGAATGGCGTGAGTGTGGCGTCGATTTTGTCCGAGGTCTGATTCATGGATATCTTGCCGGCGACGGTCACAGCAGCAAAGCCTCTGGTAATCGTCGGATCTCGGCTCCAAGCATCCGGTCAGCGATCACGATCGGCATGAGAGATGCGCTGGCGGCATCCGGCTATGGATGGGCCGGCATCTATCACCAAAAAGCCGCTATCAGGCATGGACGCAATGAGCGCGAGCAATGGATTTTGAGACTGTGTGGCGCTGGCGTTGATGTTCTCTGTGCCGAAATGGGATGGCAGATGCCCCCACGCAAGCGAAAGGGGTATGGAGATATCAAGATATCAGGCGGTTACGCCTGGGTTCCGGTTGTGTCCACGGAAGAGATTGGCGATGTCGAAGTGATGGATTTCGAAGTCGACCATCCCGATCATTCCTACACCACCATCCATGCAGCCTCCCATAATTCCGAAGTCGCGTTCTGGGCGAATGCGGCGGCGCACTTTGGCGGCGTGGTGCAGGCAGTGCCGGATTTGCCGGATACCGAGATCATCCTTGAGTCGACGGGCGCTGGCGTTGGTGGCGAGTTCCATGAGCGTTGGCAGCAGGCCGAGGCGAGCGAGGGCGATTACATCGCGATTTTCATCCCCTGGTTCATGACGCCGGAATATTCGCGGGATGTGCCGCTGGATTTCGTGCTGGATACCGAGGAACGGGAATATGCCGGGATGCACCGGCTGACGATGCGGCAGATGGTTTGGCGCCGGGCGAAGGTTGCGGAGTTGAAAGACCCGAATTTATTCCGGCAGGAATACCCGGCGACGGCGCAAGAGATGTTCCAGTTTTCCGGCCATGAGAGCTTTATCACGCCGGAAAGTGTGGTGTGGGCGCGCAAGGCGACATGCGAGGGGATTGGCCCCCTGGTGATCGGCGCGGATCCAGCGCGCATGGGCAAGGATCGGTTTTCCCTGGCGTGGCGGCGTGGCCGCAAGGTTGAGAAGGTTGAGAGCAAGCTGAAGGTGGGGACGATTGAGGGCGCCAACTGGCTCAGGCAGGTGATCGACGCGGACGATCCCGATCGGGTGTTCATCGACCTCGGCGGCGTTGGCGCTGGGACGTTCGACATTCTGCAGTCCTGGGGCGAGCCGTATTGCAGCGTGGTGGTGGGCGTGAACTTCGGCGGCAGCCCGCAAGACCCGGTGGTGATCCTGCAGGACGGAACGAAGGTGCCGGGCGCTGCCAACCGGCGGGCCGAGATGTGGTCCCGCTCACGGGACTGGCTGACACAGGTTGGCGGCGCCGACATTCCCGACCTCGACAGCCTGCAGTCCGATGCGTGCGGGCCGAGCTACACCTACAACATGGCGCAGCAGCTTTTGCTTGAGCCGAAAGAGAAGATGGTGGCGCGCGGCATCCGGTCCCCTGACGAGTGGGACTCCGTTGCGCTGACCTTTGCCGAGCCGGTGCGGCAGCGGCGGACGCGCTTCAAGGAAAATTCCCGTTCCGGTGGGCCGACGGGCGGGCAGCTTGGATGGCTGGGAACATAGGAGGTAATCATGTCCGAAAATAAACTGACTCAAGAAGCGGAAGACTTTTGCAAACGCCACGGGATTAAATCGGCCAATCAGAAAAAGCCGGAGGAACTACACTTGATGCCGGTTGAAGCGTGGCCATTCGCAGCCGCTTGGACCGCCACGCACGGCAATGACCATATCCCAAGCGCCAAGGATGACATCCCGGGATTTCTCGGCACATGCGAGGGATTCGATATTTATTTTGACCAAGACGCCGGCGTGCCAAAGGCAGTTGCGGATCAGATCAATGAGTTCCTGAAGGATAATCCTGCGGCATAGGAGAGGGCGATGACACCACGCATGGAATTTCTGAAACGCATCCCTGAAGCCGACCAGCCGACCGTCTATGCGATGATGGCGGTGTGCGACAGCGTTGAACTGGCGTTGCTTGCCAAGGACGCCCCGAGGCAGGGAGGGCCGGACCCGATGTCCTGGCTGTCCAAGCCAATGCTCACGGAAGTCCGCAAGGTTGTCCCGTGTGCGGGAGATTCTTGACATGCCGCTGAAGAAAGGTTCATCGAGCAAGGTAATTTCCGCCAACGTGAAGACGGAGATGGCGGCCGGCAAACCGCAGAAACAGGCCGTTGCGATCGCGCTCCACACTGCGGGGAAATCCCGCCCTAAGCCCAAAGGAAAATGACCATGGTTGCGAAGAACAGCAAGCCCACCAACGCCATGAAGCCGATGCCGCCGATGAAGGGCATGGCCGGGGCGAAGGCCGGCAAGGAGGCGAAGGCAATGCCGCACGTCCACAAGCCCAAGAAAGGGAAGTGACATGGGCGACATGAAAAACAGCCCGCACCCCAACAATGGCAAGGGGCCGGATTACGGCGAGACGGTGTTTCGCCGGCCGGCCGTTCCCCCCATTGAGAAAAGTTCGCCAGCGTCCAGCGGCAAGCCGACGATGAAGCCGGGCGCGACGGACGGGATCAACAAGCCGATCCCCGAGACGAACAACACCCGGGCACCGGGGCAGTGGGGCAAATCCTGATGCTCCCTTCTGACCTGCCCCTGGCTTCGGCAGTGGATACCCCCGACGCATTTTTGACCGTGCCACGCACGATTGATGTGCGCCGGGGTGTTTTCGAAGGCGACGAGATGATCGTCTTGGTTTCCCCTCGCCTTGGCCGCTTTATCACGATGAAGATGGATATCTGGACCAAGCCATGCGTGAAGGCCGGCCTCGCCCTTCTGCTTGGCAGCGACTTCTCAGACGGCAAATGAGCGGCTACCAAGCCCTGCGAAGCTACAGCCCATTCCACGATTGCGATGTGGTGCGGATCTCCGTCGGCAATGAGCATGGGCACGAACTGTTCATGCTCATTGTTGACGATGGCCCGCGGCGCAGCTACCGGGCGAAGCGCAACGCGGCGCTGGACGCCCTGGCGGACGCACTGGACGCCGGCGGCGAACCGGGCGAAGTGAAGGTCGACCCCGACGTGTGGGATAACATGGTTGCCGAGTCCGCCCGCGAGCTTGAGCGGGCTTCATGATTCAAGGGAATAGAGACATGCAAACTCCTGGCGGCAACAAAAACCCCGAAATTATAAAGAATTTCAGTGGGGTTGCACGTGAAGCCTGCCGGCTATTCGTTGCGGAATTTGGGAAAGGCGAAGTTCCATTCCGAAATAAATTCGTGAAGATCGAACCTGGGATTTCTCAATTTTCCGCCGATACTCAATTGACGTATGCCGATTGCGTATCAACATTTGAAGATTTCAGCGATCGGATTTTGGCTCCATTGGCGAGCCGGCTGGCAGCGGTTGTGCCGAAAGGTTGCGCGTTTTACCCGCTCGAACTACCGATGGGATGCCAAGCCGGCCGCGAAATGCTGGACAACATTTCGGTTCGGACCGTTGTTGGATGGACGTTCCCTCCCATTTGGGAGGCGGAATCAATCATCGGATATGCTGACCCTGTTCCGGTGTTGCGCTTGGATGTCGTGATCGACAAGATCGAGGCCGCCTGATGGCACAAGACCCGCGGAAGCCGAGAGACAACGGCAAGATTGGGATGCCCAAGGTGACGGCCGGCATGAACCGCATCCCCGTCATGGTGAAGGACAAGGGCGGCAAGGGCAGCAAGGACGACGCCAAGGATCTGATGCTCGGCACCGACGAGGACGACGCTGAGGACCAGAAAATCCTGGCAAAAGCCCGCAAGCACTTCGACACATGCGCCTCGGCCGAGAGCGACAATCGCGTCGCCGGGCTGGAAGACCTGAAGTTCAAGGCCGGCGACCAGTGGCCGGCGTCGATCGCCGCGCAGCGCAACAACGACATGCGGCCCTGCATGACGATCAACAAGATCCCCACCTTCGTCAATCAGGTGGTGAACGAGCAGCGGAACAACCGGCCGACGATCAACGTGTCCCCGGTGGGTGACAAGTCGGACCCCGAGGTTGCGAAGATGTATCGCGGCCTGATCCGGTTCTTCGAGCGCCAGAGCCACGCCGACGTCGCCTATGACACCGCGTTCGACAGCGCGGCCTCGATCGGCTGGGGCTTTTGGCGGGTGGTGACGGAATACGAATCGCCGGAATCGATGGATCAAACCCTGCTGATAAAGCGCATCCGCAACACGTTCTCGGTCTACACGGACCCCACCAGCCAAGAACCGGACACGTCCGACAAGCGGTATGCGTTCATCACCGAGTTGATTCCGCGCGCCGAGTTCGAAGATGTCTATCCCGATGCTGATCCGATGTCATGGACCGAGAGCGCGGCCGGCGATACATACAAGAACTGGATTGACGAAAAGAGTGTTCGTGTTGCTGAATACTTCGTTATTACTTACAAGATCAAGGATCTCGTTCAGCTATCCAATGGGCATGTCGGATGGAAGGATGATCTATCCGACGACGTGAAGGCCGCGATTGCATCCGGCAAGCTGGAAATCCTGGCCGAGCGCGAGGCCGATGTCCCGACCGTCATGTGGTATAAGCTGACCGCCGTTGAGATCCTTGAGCGCCGCAAGTGGGCCGGGAAGTGGATACCGATCATCCGCGTTGTCGGCAACGAGATCGACATCGAGGGAAAGCTGAAGCTGTCCGGCATCATCCGCAACGCCAAGGACGCCCAGCGGTCATACAACTATTCGTCGACGATGGAGATGGAGACGATTGCCCTGGCGCCGAAAGCCCCGTTCGTGGGCGCCGAGGGCCAGTTCGAGGGCCATGAGGACAAGTGGCTGTCCGCCAACACCAAGTCGTTTCCCTATCTCGAATACCAGCCGCGGTCCCTGAATGGCCAACCATTGCCGCCGCCGCAGCGCCAACCCCCGTCGATGCCGGCCGCCGGGTGGGAGAGCCTGAAGCAGAGCGCCGCGCAGGACATGATGGCCACCACGGGCATCAGGTTCGACAGCACCAAGCAGGAGCGCGTGACGGACGAGAGCGGCCGTGCGCTGCGAGAGCTTCGCCAGACGAGCGACATGGGCAGCTTTCACTACATGGACAACCTGTGCCGCAGCCTGAAGCACCAGGGCGACATTTTCATCGACCTGATTCCCAAGGTGATCGACACCAAGCGGATGATGACGATCTTGCGGGAGGACGGCGGCGAGGAACAGGTCATACTCGACCCGCACGCGCAGAAGGCATACGACCAGCAGCCGCACCCGCAGACCGGCAAGATGCAGAAGATTTTCAACCCGACGATGGGCAAATACGGCGTGACCGTGACGATCGGGCCGAGCTTCGCCACCAAGCGCATCGAGGCCGCCGAGAGCATGATGGCGTTCGTCCGCGCGCTGCCGCAGACCGCAGCCGTGGTTGCCGACCTCATTGCGAAGAATCAGGATTGGCCGGAAGCCGAGCAGATCGCATCGCGCTTGGCGAAGACGATTCCGCCGCACCTGCTGACCCCGGACATGAAGGACATCACGCCTCAAACCCAGGCGTTGCTGCAATCAATGGACATGCAGATCAAAGACCTGACCATGAAGCTGCAGCAGGCCGCGATGGCGCTGAAGGACAAGGAAGGCGACCGCGCCGTCAGTCTCGAAAAGATCCATCTGGACTTCGAGGCGAAGGTGCTGGGCGTGGTGCAGAAGGCCGAGGCTTCCTTCAACGCGCATGTCGGCGCACAACTTCAAGAGCTTGGCCAGAACGTGACGGGGTTGGTGAAGCAGCTTTCCAGCGGAAAAGTCGAAGATGCGGCAGGGCAGGCGTTGAACGCGCTGCACCAGTCGTCACAAATACTGCCGCCGCCAACGCAGCAGCAGGGTATGCCTACGGGACCGGCACCGTCCGCCGGGATGCCATCAGCGGCACCGCCTCAAGCACCGATGCCGCCGAGATAGGAGTCAGCCATGTCAGACCCAACCACAGGCCCAGCACTGAACGCCACCGGGAGCGATCCGCTTTCGTCCATGCCGGCCGCGCCGCCGGTGAACGCCTCCAACGACCCGGCCGACCGCGCCGCCGGCAGCGTTGGCGAGATGAGCGCGACGGATCAAGCCGCCCTGGTGCGCGCCCGCAGCGGCGCCGACCAGATTGAAGCGCCGAAGCCCGCCGAAGCACCGGCGCCGACCGAGGCACCGAAGCCGGGCGAGCCGCCGGTGGACGAGAACGCCGACGACAAGATCCTGAAAGACGACAAGACGCCGCCTTGGATGAAGGCCGAGATCACCAAGGAGCGGAACAAGCGCCGCGAGGCGGACACGGCCCGCGAGACTGCGCTTGCCACCGCCGCAGCATCACAGAAGCGGCTGGATGAAGCATTGGAGGCGCTGAAGGCGTTCGCTCCCAAACCCGCCCCCGAGCCGATCGCCGCGCCGCGGCCGAAGCGCGCCGACTTCAACGACCCCGACGCCTACGATGCCGCGCTCGACACATGGGCGACCGATGCTGCCGCCGCCGCAGCAACGAAGGCCACGGCCGATGGCGAGCGCAAGGCTGCCGAGGCGCGTGAAGCCGCCTTGAACGAAGCGCGCGAGGCATCCCAGGCTGCGCAGCTTGAGTCGATGAAGACCACATACGAGGCCAAGAAGACTGAAGCCATGGTGAAATACCCGGACTTCGAAGCCGTGACCGAGGCCGACAATCTGCCGATCGACTACCCCACCGCGCACGCCATGATTGCAGCAGCGAACGGGCCGGACATCGCCTACCACCTTGGCAAGAATCCGGCAGAAGCGGCGCGGATATCAAAGCTATCGCCGGCGCTGCAAGTGTTCGAAGTCGGCATGTTATCAGCGAAACTTGCCAGCACGCCGCCGGTGCGAGTATCAAATGCACCAGCACCAATTACTCCGCTGCAGGCATCCCGCGAGCCAGCTTCAAATGCGAACCGGGAAGAAAGCATGGAGGAAGTCGCCAACCGCGTTCGGAATCAAGCGACCAACGGACGCACGCCAATGTGGGGAAGCCGGGCATAAGCCCGGCGACCCGCCCACCGGGGGACAATCCGGGTGCGTGCCTACCAGCCAACCAGCAGGCCATTGCTGGGCATCCAAAGGAACAATTCGATGAAAACCCCAACGTAGCGGGCCGGCGCGTAGCGCGCTCTGCCTCGCAGGAGAGCGCACCATGTCGACCAACAGCCTTCTCACCCCCAGCATCATCGCCAAAGAAACCCTGGCGATCCTTGAGAACAACTTGGTGGCCGCCGGTAAGGTCAACCGCCAGTTCGAAAACCAGTTCAACAAGATCGGCAACACGATCACCGTTCGCAAGCCGAACAAGTTCACCGTCACCAGCGGTCCCGGCCTGTCCATCCAGAATGTGACCGAGCCTTCGACCGCCATCACGATCTCCAATCAGAAGCACGTCGATTTCCAGTTCTCGACCAGCGACCTCACGCTGGTGATCGAGGAATTTTCCGACCGCTATCTGAAGCCGGCCGCCGCCAAGCTCGCCAATCAGGTGGACTTCGACGTGCTGACCAATTTCCAGCAGGTCTACAATCAAGTCGGCACCCCCGGCGTGACGCCGAACGCCTTCTCGTTTCTCGCCCAGGTCGGGCAGCGCATGGACGAAGGCGCCGTGCCGCAGGATGGCCGCGTGCTGATCCTGAACCCGGCCGCGAATTGGGCGCTGGCGACGGCGCTGTCCAGCGGCGTCTACGTCAAGAGCGTTGCCGAGCCGGCCTTCAAGGGCTTCCTGGCGGCCCTGGCCAACTTCGAGATCTATCTGGACCAGAACATCCAGAGCCAGACCACAGGCAACTACGGCGGCACGTTCTCATCCGTCACCGGCCTGACCACCGGCGTTGGCTCCGTCAATGGTGCGGGCCAGACCGGCTCCACCCTGGTGACGAATGGTTGGGTGACTGGCATCGCCGCGCTGCTGAACGTGGGTGACGTCTTCACGGTCCAGGGCGTCTACGCCGTCAATCCGATGAACCTGACCAGCACCGGCTCGCTGCAGAACTTCACCGTGACGGCCCAGGCTTCCAGCGACGGCTCCGGCAACTCGACCATCGGGATCTCCCCGGCGATCACCGTCACAGGCGCCTATCAGACCGTTTCCGCATCCCCGGCGAACGGCGCGGCTATCACCGTCCGAGGCGCGGCCGGCACCAGCTACGCCCAGAACATCGCCTTCGTGCGCGATTGCTTCGGACTGGTGATGGTGCCGATGGAACTGCCGCAGGGTGTGGACTTTGCTGCACGGCAGATGTGGAAGGGCATGTCCCTGCGCATCGTTCGCCAATACGATATCAACAACGACGTGCTTCCTTGCCGTATTGACTTGCTCTACGGCACGGCGACGTTCTACCCCGAGCTTGGCGTTCGCCTCACAAACTGACGGAGATAGACATGTCGCAGCCCGATCCCCAGGACCAGCAGCTTTACCAGATTTGGGTGGATGACAATCACCCCAAGCTGGGTAAGCAAGAGATTCCGATCGGGCCGCGCATGTTGAAGAAATTCCTTGAGCCGCTGATGGAGAAGATCAACCGCTACATCATCGACGGACAGGAAAAGCAATGGCGCAACCCTCGATTTGTGAAGGTCGTCAAGCTGGTGCACGGTTCGCCGTTCACCAGGGAAGATCGGCAGAACGATCGGGTGGGTGCGCACCGCGAAGAAACGGTTTCCGAATCCCAAATCTCCCTGTGAACTGAGGAACATCCCATGCCCCGCGTTTATGCCTCCACGCTTCCCGCTTCGATCTCGAATCAGATTCAGCAGCTTGCCAACGGCAGCACCACCGGCGTCATCGTCAACCCGGCGCTGGATTCCTCCGGCAACCCAGCGGAATTGGGGTTCTTCGGCGCAACGCCTGCCGTTCAGCCCACGGGCCTTGCCAGCACCGGCGGCGTCGGCACGCTGAACACCTACCTGCCGGTGCTTTCGCCCAGCGCCGTTGCTGCCAATACGACCGCTGAACAGACGTTCACCGTCACCGGCCTTGTCGGCACGACCTCGCTTGCTGTGGTGAACAAGCCGACCGCCCAGGCTGGCCTTGGCATCGCCGGCGTTCGCGTGTCCGCCGCGAATACCCTGGCCATCACGTTCAGCAACGACACCAGCGGCTCGATCACGCCGACCGCTTCGGAAACCTACGAAGTCACCGAGCTTGTCTCCGGCGATTCCCTGACCTTCACCGCCGTGCTGTCGCCGGCGGCCATCGCCGCCAATACCAGCGCCGAGCAGACCTTCACCGTCCCCTTGGGCGACGTGGCGGTGGGTTCCGTGCTGGCGGTCAACAAGCCGACTGCGCAGGCCGGCTTGGGCATCGGCGGCGTGCGTGTGATCTCGCCAACCCAGGTCGGCATCACGTTCTTCAACGACACGGCAACGGCCATCACGCCGACCGCCGCTGAGACGTATCTGTTTGCCGATATCGCGGGCCTCGGCGCTGCCAACAACGTGATGGTCTTCACCGTCAACGTCGGCACGCTGGTTGGCGTTGCCACGATCACCACGGCCGAGCAGATCGTCGCCGTGCCCGGCCTGCTGGCAACCGACATCATCATGGGTGTGTCGAAGCCGACCGAGCAGGCGGGCCTTGGGATCGCCGGGTATCGCGTGTCCAGTGCCGGGCATGTGGGGATCACTTTCGTCAATCCCACCGTATCCAGCATCACGCCGACCGCGAACGAACTGTATTCGGTGTCGGTGTTCCGCGGCACTCCAACCGCGCCCGCCGCCGCCTACAGCGCCGCCCTCGCGCCCGCATCGGTGGCCGCCAACACGACGGCCGAGCAGACCTTCACCGTGACGGGTCTGGTATCGGCAACCCCCGTGGCGATCTCCAAGCCAAGCTCGCAGGCCGGTCTGGCGATCGTCGGCGTTCGGGTTTCTGCGGCGAACACCCTGGCGATCACCTACCAGAACAACACGGCAGCGGCGATCACGCCGTTCGCCGAGACGTATGCTGTGGTGAACTTCGCTGCGGGCAGCGGCGCCGAACTGAGCGTGCCGGTGAGCAACCAGTCCAATGTTGCCGACGTGCTGTTGGCCGCCTTGATCTCGCTGGGCCTCATCAGCTAACCCAATCCGGTGCGGGGCGGCTACTCCCCGCGTTTTGGTCGTTGGCCCCGAGCGATCCCGCACTGGATCGGGGCACCCTTTCAAACGAAGGAGCAACCCATGAATCCGACCTATTGCAACGCCTTGCTGTGCAGCACTTCGCTGACCTCGCGTGACATGCCGATTGCCCTCTGGACGCCATACGGCCGCGGCTACTTCAAAGACGCCCTGCACCGCCTGATGACGCGCCCGATGCCGAGTGCCGTGGCATGAGCGAGCAGAAATTTCAGCACTATCCGATGATGATGGTGCACCCGAACTTCCAGCCGGCAACCCTCGGCACATCCGCCGACGATCGCAAAGGCACCCCTGGCACTGTGGGCCATGCCATGCAGTTCCCGCCGGTGACGGTGCAGAACGAGCAGCAGCACGACTATCATGCCGCCCAGGGCTACGTGCCGGGCGGCAAGAGCAACCCCGCCGCTTTCGTCCAGGCCCACGCCGCGCCGGACCCGGCCCGCGCCAACGGGCATCAGGAATTTCCGAAGTTCTGCGGCGAGATCATGGTGCACAACGCGGACGAGGAACGCGCGGCGATCGAGAAGAACGCCAAGGAACTTGCCCGCGCGCGCGCCGAGGCCCGCCGACTGGCAGAGATCGAGGCCAACAAGCCCGGCGAGACGAACGTGCAGTTGGACGCGATGGCGAGGAACATGGCCGCGATGCAGGCCGTGGTGGCAGGCCTCGCAAAGACCGTGGGCGATATGGTCTTCTCGATGAAGTCCGCGCCGCCGGCGGTGATCGCCGCCGAGAATCTGCCGACCTCGGTTGACGCGCTATTCCAATCCTACGAGGAACGCGCGCTGGCGCTTGGCGTGACGGTTGATCGCCGGTGGAGCCTTGAAAAGCTGATCCAGGCCACGGCCAAGGCAGAGGCCGCTGCCGCTGCCGCACCGCCGATCGACACGGAGTTCTGACGCCATGGCGACCGCGCTCGACCTGATCCAAGATGCGCTCGAAATGCTGGGGGAATACGCCCCCGGCGAGCCGATCACCGCCGCGGACGCAGCGCGCGGCCTCTCGGTGATGAACGACATGCTGGACTCTTGGTCGAACGAGTCGCTGACCTGCTTCGCCATCCTTGAGCAATCCCTGGTGTTCACCCCGGGCCTGTTCTCCTACACCATCGGGCCGGGCGGGGCCGTCAATGGCACCCGCCCGATCTCGCTCATTTCCAGCCCTGGTTCCTGCTACATTCTGGACAGCAACGGGAACCAATATGGGGTGGATGTCATCACCCGCGAGGCGTGGAACAGCCGCGGCTCGCGCAACACCAACAGCAACTTCCCCGATGTGGTGTTCTACGATCCGCAGTTCCCGTTGGGGATTCTCAACTTCGATCCCATCCCAAATATCGGCTACACGGCCTATTTCGATTCCTACCTGCAGGTGTCCGACTTCGCCTCGCTGACGACGCCCCTGACCCTGCCGCCCGGCTACAAACTGGCGGTCACCAGCAACCTCGCCGTGTCGCTGAAGCCCTACTTCAAGGCGTCGCAGATTGACCCGCTGGTGATGCAGAACGCGGTGAACAGCAAGGCGACGATCAAGCGCGCCAACATCCGCCAAAACACAGCGCGGTATGACCCGGAGATCCTGGCCAGGGCGCCGGGAATCTACAATATTTACGTCGATGGCTACAGGCGGTAGCCGGCGTAATGCCCGAATCCCCCATCCTCGGCGCGTTCGGCGTATCTCGCTCGACCAATGTGGAAGATGCGCAGGAGATCAACCTTTTCCTTGAAGTGATCGAGTCGAAGGACGGGAAGTCGCCGGGCTACCTGCAGATGGCGCCGGGCCTTGATCGCGTGGTGACGGTTGGCCCCGGCCCGATCCGCGGGCTGCATGTGATGGGCGGCAACATGTATGCGGTGTCCGGCCCGCAGCTTTGGCAGATCACCCCGACGCTGGGCTGCACCTTCCTCGGCCTTCTCAGCACCTTGAGCGGCCCGGTTTCGATGATCGACAACGGCAACCAGATGGCGGTGTTCGACGGCTATGCCGGGTATCTCACCACGGGCGCCCTGGTGCTCAATGGTGGCTATCCGCTGACCGGCGGCACCATCGCCACAGCGACGGCCCCGCCCTACCCTGGCGGCTCGCTATACGCGGTTGGCGATACCGTCACGCTCAACCAGATCGGCGGCGGACAGGCGGCAACGGCGATCATCACGATCACGTCCGTGGCGACTATCAACTATTCCGCCACGGTCAACGGTGTGACGACGACGGCGACCTATGTTGGCGTGGCAAAATCCTTCAGCGTGACGCAGCCGGGCCTGTTCATCGGCTCACCGACATCCTTCACGCAAAACAGCACATCGGGCAGCGGTGCCGGCCTCACCATCACGGCTCCGACGTTCGGCGCGTCCGCACTGATGGCCGAGATCGACCTACCCTTCACCAACCCACAATCTGCGGCCTTCCAAGATGGATTTGGCTTGGTGGGAGAGGGCGGCACCGACATCTGGTATCAGTCCGATCTGGACGATCTCTCGAACTGGCAGGCGTTGAATTTCTCCAAGGCCGACGCGACTCCGGACAATCTGGTGGCGATTGCGGAGCTTTCCCGCGAGCTTTGGCTGATGAAGGAAGGCCACATCGAGATATGGGTGAACGCCGGCGTGGCGGGCTTCACCTTCCAGCGTGCGACTGGCGTGTTCATAGAAACAGGGATCGCCAGCGCGGCCTCGGTAGCCGTGACGGGACAGACGCTTCTCTGGCTTGGCCAGAATGACCAGGGCACTCGCTTCGTGGCGCAGACGGAAGGATACAACCCCACTCGGCGCTCGACGCACGCGCTTGAAGCGGAAATGACCAAATATGCAGTGGTCGATGACGCGATTGGATATTCATACCAGCAGGAAGGGCATGTCTTTTATGTTCTCACGTTCCCAACAGCAAATGCGACATGGGTTCTTGATCTTACATCGACGGCCAAAATGGGTTATCCGTGCTGGCATCAGCGCGCATCGTATTCGAATGGCGTGTTTTCGCGGCACATCGGCA